TTTACCTCCGCCGACAGACGACTGTGTGCGGTCGAGATATCGCGCCACCAGCCACGACCAGAGCAGGCACAGCACCCCGGCAACAACAAAACCCGCCGGGGGATAAATCAGCCAGGCACCATACGCCAGCAAAAGCGCACCCAGCACGCCCACCAGTGGCGCGAGAATTATCAGAAACATAATGACCTCGGTTAAAGTGAGCGGATGCCCACGCTGACCAGATGTTCAGACAGATCCGGCTCCGGTTCACCACCATTGACCAGCATCCGACTCATTGCTGTAAACATCGCAACAGGGCCGTCGATTTTGGCTTCCGGCGTGGATTTATTCGGGAAGATATTGTCGTTTTTGTCCGGTTTTACCGTAACGTTAGACATCATCCAGTTCATGACCGGATGATTGCTGTGATGGAAACGCCCGGCATAGACCAGTGATTCCGTTTCCTTCATGGCCTCTGACAGATTGCGAACCGTCTGCGGAACCTCCACCAGCGGTATCCCTTCTTCAGCCAGTGCCAGGCTGAACTGCATCGCGCTCCACGGGTCAAATCCCAGTTCCCTCAGGTTTTCACCGCCAATCCATTCCAGTAAGTCACTTTTTATCTGAACATGATCGATAACATCACCATCCGTCAGAATCAGCTTATCCATCTCCGCCCACTTCCGGTAAAGTTCTGCCTGCTGCCGCGAGCATCGTTCCAGCCGTCCTTCCGGGAGCCAGAATTTAAAATCGGCATGAACATGCCCGTTATCCGTTCGCCAGAGTTTTGCCGCCGCACAGATATCAATCTTATGAGCAAGGTCAACGCCGACCCACATGGGATACGTTTTCAGCTCATGTCGTGGGGCAATGTATTCGCATTTCTCCCACTTAATCATGTCCATCCAGGCAGACTCGGCAGTGACCCACACATTCATGTGTTTTGTGAAAAAATTCACCCGCGCAGAGACCTGTTCTTTCGCTTTTTTCGCCAGGCGACGCAGATCATCCCAGCGTTTACAGATGCCCAGGCCGGGATTCGCTTTCTGCCAGACCGTTTCATCAAACGGATCATCTCCCTCATCGAGGGTGTAAATAATCGCAAAGTAGGAGTCGTCTTTTACCGCGCCCTCCACGTCGCTGTTATAGCCACGCAATACCTTGATGGCGTAATCACGCTGCTCGTAACAAATCCCTTCCTTGTTAAACCCTGCCGTGGTGATACCAAATAAAAGGGACTGCAGACGGGCACCGGTTGCCGTTTCCAGAACGTCCCACACGTCACGGGTTTTATGTGCATGCAGCTCATCAATAATGGCGCAGTGGATGTTCAGACCATCCAGGTTGTTTGCATCCGAAGAAAGCGGTTCAAATTTTGATGCGCTCTGCTCCTGGTAAATCGCCAGCTTGTTGAAATCAAACAACCGCCCGAGTGTCGATCGGGCTTTTCTGACCATATTTTTGGCGTCTTCAAACACAATTCTGGCCTGATCACGCGTGGTTGCGGCTGAATACACCTCAGCCCCGCCTTCACCATCTGCCCCCGTCATATACAGACCAATACCCGATGACAGGGTTGATTTTGCGTTTTTACGGGCAACTTCGTTGTAGGCTGTCCGGAACCGGCGCACCATCACCGGGCGTCCGCTGCCATCGCTGCGCATGACAACTTCCCCGGTCTCTTCATTCACCAGCGGAATGACAAAACCAAAAATATTAATAAGGATAAATACATGCCAGTCCATCAACTCAATGGGCTGGCCTGCCAGCGCCCCTTTCACATGGGGCACAAATTTGTAGAAATTCAGGATGTGCTGCGCACGGGGTTCACTGAAATAAATCCCCCGCTCTTCGCCGTACTTCAGATCATCAAGAAAACGCTGGCAGGCCAGACGGACAAATTCGCCAGCGACAATTTCTCCTGCAATAACACGTTCGGCGTAGCGGATCCCGTCAGCCACTTTTGCCATCAGTCTCTCGCTTTTAAAAGCTCCGCCAGCGGATCAACATCATCCGGTCCGGCGGTATTTACTTTCGCCCGGCTTGCCGGTGACATACCAAACTCTGCAAGCATCGCCCGGATCCGCTTCCAGGCATCCGCCTTCATCGCAGCAGCCGGGTGTGCCTTAATCAGCACATCACCGTTCTGCGTTTCCGTGCGGTAGGTATAACCCTCAGCATCGAGTGTTTCACAGTGATGCCGGTATTCGGTGTAGGCTTCCACCAGTAACTCGAGTGCACGCGCATCGAGCTGAGAAATGATCCCTTCCGCATTCAGTTCTTCCGCCATTCGCCTGAACCAGTACTTCCCCTGTGCCCCTAAATGTTGCGGAATTTTAGGGAGACCTTTTTCATCCTTTTTAGCGTTTTTTTTGGAGTCTTTAACTGGCCGCTTTGAGGGGTTACCTCGTATCAAATGCAGGCGTGGCGGGGTTTTCGGGGGTCCAGGCATAATCGGTTTTACCTATCAATCATTTAATCACATTCCAAAAAAAAGTTTTCGAACCTGCGGCGATGCGAGGAAAGGTCAGGCGGCGGTACTGAGCAGCCAGGGTTGCAGAGATTTGACCCGCCCCTCCCCTACAGATGGGAACTGTTATCAATTGATGCGTTCGCGCGCTGTTTTTGCTTTATGGCAGGGCCAGCACAGACTCTGCAGGTTACTGTCTGCATCCGAGCCACCATGAGCTTTCGGAATGATGTGGTCCACAGTTCTGGCTTCAACGGCTCTCCCATTGCGCAGGCAGTTCTGACACAGATGATTATCACGCTTCAGTATGCGCGCACGTATGGCATCCCATTTCGAGCCATAGCCACGCTGGTGGCGGCTCAGTCCGCGTTGATGCTGTACCCATCCTTCGCCACGATGTTTATCGCAGTAACCAGAACTGTCTGTGGTTGTACCTGCACATCCACGCTTACGGCAGGCGCGTGGGATTCGTGATGGCATAAATACCTCATACCCTGCGAAATGTTTACCACGATAAAAAGGCTACTTAATGCACTGAGTGCGGATATACTCCTGTGCCCCTTCCAGTTGCATCTGCATCGTCATCAGCCGCTCTCTGAGGGTGAAATAATCCCGTTCAGCGGTGTCTGCCAGTCGGGGGCTGGTTGCATTATCCACGCCGGAGGCGGTGGTGGCTTCACGCACTGACTGACAGACTGCTTTGATGTGCAACCGACGACGACCAGCGGCAACATCAGCGCGCAGAGTTTCATTTTCAGCTTTCGCATTGGCTAATTCTCTCGAGTACTTTGCATCGAGCGCAGCAACATCACGCTGACGCTTCTGCATGTCAGTAATTGTCGAGTTCGCCAGCTTCAGTTCTCTGGCATTTTTGTCGCGCTGGGCTTTGTAGGTAATGGCGTTATCACGGTAATGATTAACAGCCCATGACAGGCAGGCGATGATACAAATAACCAGAGCGGAGATAATCGCGGTTACTCTGCTCATACCTTAATCTCTCTGACCGTTCCGCCTGCTTCTTTGAATTTTGCAATCAGGCTGTCAACTTTATGCTCCAACTGACCATAACCAGCGCCCGGTAGTGAAGCCCAGATATTGCTGCAACGGTCGATAGCCTGACGAATATCACCGCGATCAATCATCGGTAAAGCGCCACGCTCTTTAATCTGCTGCAGAGCTACAGCGTCCTGGCTTTCTGGAGAAAAATCTTTCAGGCCAAGCTGTTTACGGTAAGCATCCCACCAGCGTGAAAGAAGCTGGTAACGTCCGGCGGCTGTTGATTTGAGTTTGGGGTTTAGCGTGACAAGTTTGCGAGGATGATCGGAGTAATCCGTGAATAACTCACCACCTACAATAACGTCGTAACCGTGATTGCGGGTTGGCTGTCGCCCGTTATCCGTTCCTTCTGACCACGCCAACATATCGAGGAAAGCTTTACGCTGGGAATTTAGTACCTGCATAAATTACTCCTTAGAGCCACCAAACTTGTTACCGATTACTCGCATTGCAGCCCCACGAATAGCATCGACACCGATCAGCCCCACGCCGCCACCAATGGCAACAGAAAGTGATTTAGGCCATCCGACATACTCAAGAGCGGATGCAAAGGTCAGCGTCAGAGCGCCACAGAGCAAAATCTCGAGCGTTTTTCGCTTCCAGCCACCACCACCGCCAAAATAGGCGATGCGCAAACCAGCCATAACGATCGACATAATCACTGCACCCAGCGGCGTGTCTCCACGCCACCAGCTCTGAAACAACTCCAGCCAGTCCGGCCAGGTATTTGGGTTATGAGGCATTTCGTCATCTCTCACCTCGCGATATTTGCGGGTGCTGTGTTGGAAATAAAAAGGCCACGCAACGTGGCCACCAGAATTATTTCCCCAACAGTTCACTTACCTCTTTCACCGTCTGATTAAACCGCTCTGACTCAAGTTCAACACCTAACGCCCGACGCCCCAGCGCCATTGCTGCTTTTATTGTGGAACCGGATCCCATAAAGAAATCAGCAACCAGATCACCAGGGCGACTACTGGCATTGATTATTTGCCGGAGCATATCCGCCGGTTTCTCGCACGGATGTTTACCCGGGTAGAACTGAACGGGCTTATGCGTCCAGACATCGGTATAAGGCACGGAGACTGATACGGAGAAATAGCGCCGGAGAGATTTAAACTCATCCAGCAATTCAGAATATTTGCGATTCAGTGAATCATAAGATGCCACCAGCTGGTGGTGTGGTTGTTCCAGTTGTTGTTCCTGAAACTTCTCTGCCGCTATACGGGAAAACAGTGCCTGTAACTTCCGATAGTCAGCCTCGTTCGGCAACTGCCACTGACTGGCACCAAACCAGTGGGAAACCATATTTTTCTTACCTGTGGCTTCGGCAATTTGTTTTGCCGTTATACCCAGTTCGGCACGAGCATCCCTGAAATACGATATCAGCGGTGCCATTATGTGCTGTTTGAGTTCCCTTTCTTTTGCCGCATAGCCGTCACTTTTGCCGCGATATGGCCCCTGGTAATGTTCAGCAAACAGAACGCGCTCTGTGGCAGGAAAATATGCGCGCAGACTTTCTTTATTACACCCATTCCAACGTCCGGACGGCTTCGCCCAGATGATATGGTTAAGCACGTTGAAACGTTCACGCATCATGATCTCAATATCAGATGCCAGGCGATGCCCACAGAACAGGTAAAGGCTTCCGGCAGGCTTTAACACCCGCCAGAACTGGGCCAGACAGTGGTCCAGCCACTTAAGGTAATCTTCGTCCCCTTTCCACTGATTGTCCCAACCGTTGGGTTTCACCTTGAAGTAAGGCGGATCGGTAACAATCAGGTCAATGGAATCATCAGGCAGGGACTGAATAAAATGCAGGCAATCAGCGTTGATTAAATCAACACTGTTTATTTTTACAGTGTTTTTCATGGATCAGTAAGCGTAACTCTGGTAGGCTCACTCTGCTTTTGCGCTAAAGCAGTGGGCCGTGGTTCGCTTGTGACCAGTAAGCATGAGCGAATGGCTGGCAGGTGCTACCAACACCCACCAGCCGCCCATTTTCACAGCAGGAAACCGCCATTACTGGCAGCGTCTGAATTTATTCCCGTACCCGCCGTTATCCTTCGCCAGACCCGCCAGAACTAACTGAGTCAGTATTAACTGGCACCGGGCTTCGCTTACTCCGGTAGTTCTCGTCATCATGCGTGGCGTTACCCACTTGTCAGCAGGTAAGAAATGAAGGACTGCGGCGGCGGTTTCTGTCATATCTTGCTGTTTTAGCATGTCTTTTTCCCTTCTGGTTAACATGACATACCAATAACTCTTGTCTAAAAAGCCAGCAAGATAAAAAGTCAGTATTCACGACCACCAGCGTGTTTACTGTACTGCAGCAAGTTTACAGGTACAAAAAACCCGCTCAGTGGCGGGTTTTTGACATTTACCAACGGTAGACATACAAGGCCCATCGTTGAGAAAATCTTATCCATATTTTTTGAAAAATGCAAGCATCACGTCGACATCTTCGGCGAAAATTATCTATCTTGTCACTTTTCTCAATTGCGATTCAGCATACGCTTCTTCCTGCCAGCACTTTGTAACCAGTTTATTAATAACGTCTGCATATCCTTTGTACCACTGATAATCCGTCAGGTCCGGTACCAGTTTCTGGACATGATGCCGCGCCAGTGTGGTTGGTAAACGGCTAAACCGGTTGCCATTGCAACGCCCACAAATCTTATAAACAGGCACACCATGAAGCCGGGTTCTTTTTTCATCCAGGACAATACCTTTACCCTTACACCCTCTGCACGCTGTGCTGACTTCTCCCTTACCATGGCAATGCTGACATAGTTCCTTCACCCACTCTTCCTTGATAACAGATTCCCCGCTTCTGGAGTGTTTCACCACTTCGCGCAATACATTATGAAATCCAGTACCAGCACAATGCTCACAGCGAGCCTTACTTGCCGCAGACCTGGAATAATCAGCAAAGGCAAAATTCACAAGGTAAGGAATGATCTGTAGCCGGGTTTCTTCACTCAATTTATTCAATGTCGGGTTATCCAGTGCCATCGCGTAATTGAGCAGACCTTCAATCGCAAACTGAGGATCCTGAACACCAACTTTTGCCAGGAATAAGGCAAACCCAAGCGGTGCTTTCGACTGCACCATCCCCTGCGCAGCCATCACATCCGTAATTGTTAAACCACCAGAGCCTGTCGCCGGTGCGTCATCGCTCAGTTTTGGAGATTTCGGGGAGTAATATTTCGGTAAGACTTCAAGGTTCATGCTCGTTCTCCACTTACGCCAGCACGCCAATTGCCAGCGCGCGATCGATAAAACGAAATATCAGCTTCAGCTGGGAGCCATACTTCTCTTCAAATGCCACGGTATCCGCATGCAGCTCGTCGTGATGCTTTCTGCACAAAGGCAACACAAAGAGGTCATGCGCTTTTGTAGCCATTCCACCCTGACCGTGGCCTATCAGGTGGTGGGGATCATCAGCAGGCTTTCCACAACATGCACACGGCTGTGTCTTAACCCAGCGCGTGTACTTTTCGTTAACCCAGCGGCGACGTTTGGGGCGTAACATAAAAGACTCCGGCGACTCCGGATCCACTTTCAGCGCCAGCACCTTTTTCGCTTTATCCTGGATAATGCTGGTGGCAGGAACCGAAGGCACAAGGTCACTTTCCCGGGTGACAGACGGCACAACAGGCTTCGGTAATCTCAGTGCCTTACGGGCTGCACTTTCCGGTAAGGCATCCGCCAGGTCATTACGAATCAGCCACCAGCACAGTTCCGGCATTGTCACAACGTGACTATCATCAAAACCGAGATCCCGACGCACAACAGACAACACCCAACGGGCACAGTTATCCGTTGCCATTGATTCCAGCCGTTCCGTGAACTGATCGCGCAGCTGGTTATCGCAGTGCCAGCACAGACGGATTGCGCCCGGGGCGTGTCGCATTGTGGTCATGTTCTCGCTGTGCCAGTCGGAATGAGGCCACTGGCAGCCTTTTTCACGAAGTAACCAGCTTTCAAGACATTCCACGCCACCAGCACGACGGATCACTGCCTCATTGCGGAACACGGCCCGAACGGCAGGATCATCCGCCAGCGGTTGTGATGCCGCCGGAACGGCACCACTGGCGAAAGATGAATAACGCTCCGGCTCAGGCTCCAGCAGGACACGCCCCTGCATAAACAGGGGCATCAGCTCTGAACCTGGCCTGAACAATACGATCCCCATACGCGGGGCAATTTCAGGGGTCAGCAGTGCTCTCACGGTCACCTCAGCGAACGGTATTGCATGAACGCAGAAGAAAAAAATTCAGCCATCACGCAGTAAACTCCTTCACCAGCGTTTCAAACTGGCTTACCTGGCCTTCCAGTTCCGCCACGCAATCCACCAGCTCATCCACCGCCTTTTGTGTGCGGTGTTTTGCCTGAAGCAGATCACGCAGCGCCGGAGTAAGCTGCTTGCGGAGCGTATCCTTTGCCACGCTCGTTTTTTCCATCTGTTCAGCACAACGAAGCATCTCCTGTGCCTGCCGACGAAGTTGTTCCGGTGAAACAGTGGTTGTTCTGTTATTCAAAATAAACGCTCCGTTTTACTGCCCGACATGCGGTTATTGCTGTATCTGCGCGGATTGCCCGGAGTCATGGGTGTGGAAAGCACCCGGGCACTCTCCTGGTCCACAGGCAGAAAATGTCCGTTATAAAAACGCCGGTAAATCGTCCCCAGAGAACCGTTACGTTGTTTCGTGATATTGATTTCTGCGATGCCCCTGGCCTGCGTATCCGGGTTGTACACTTCATCCCTGTAAAGCATCAGAATGATGTCTGCATCCGCCTCTATTTCTCCGGAATTTTTCAGGTCCGAGTTCATGGGGCGTTTATTGGGTCTGGATTCCACGCCTCTGGAGAGCTGGCTAAGAGCAATCAGCGGAAAACCGCCGGATTTTGCCAGGCTTTTAAGTCCCTTTGAGATTTCCCCCACCGCAAGGTCGTGACGCCCCGTGCTGCGGGTTTTAATCAGGCCGAGGTAATCGACCACCACCAGCGCCGTTTCCGGGTGTTTCATCCGGTGGTGCTTCGTGGTTGCACATATCTCATCAATGGTCAGGTTTGCCTGGTCCACCATCCAGATATTACGCCCCGTCATTCGTCCCACGCCCTGCGAGAAACGCGCCCAGTCTTCATCTTCAAAACGGGCAACAGACTTAAGACGTGATACCGGCATTCCTCCAGCCGCAGACACCATACGTTCACCAATCTGGATGTTCGCCATCTCCATGGTGAACAGAAGCACACCATGCCCCTGCTCAGTCACCTTGTCGATGATGTCCAGCGCAAGTTCGGTTTTCCCCATCGAAGGACGGGCGGCAATGAATACCAGGTCTCCGGGCTCCATACCGCCCGTTTTTGCGTCCAGTTCATCAATACCGGTCATCAGCGCCCTGGATTTCTCCAGTCCCTGATTGCGGCATTCAACACGGTCGACCACTTCCGGAAGGACATCATCAATGTGAACCGGCTGAATGACGCCCTTTCCTGTCGACAGTGTGACCATCATGTTCTGCGCATCCTTCAGAGCATCCTCGGCTGCTTCACAGGTATGCGCATCACGTAAATTCTGTAATGCTTCGGTCAGTGTTTTTTCTGCATCGCGCAGTGCGGCATTTCGCCGCAGCGCTGCAACATAGTGCTCCAGTGAAGACTTCACCCAGGTTTTACGCCCGGTGTCGGTAATCACCGGGGCAAGTTCCGGCATCTCATTGCACAGCAGCACGGGGTCAATGACGCCGGATACGCGAGCCTGTCTGCAAATCCCCGCGTAAATATCCCTGTACTGACGCACGAAAAAGACATCCGCCGGAAGCGTGGCCAGAATATCCATCACTTCCGGATCAGCCCCACGCAGAAAAAACGCGCCAATCACGGCACCTTCCAGATCATCGTTACGCCATGCCGGATTTGTCGGTTTTGTCATGCTGCCACACCTCTGATATGCGCACGGTAGCTTTCCCAACCAAACACCAGGCAGTTACACCCACCATCAGTAACGCGATCCACAATCCGTTCACCAATGGATTCTTTAAGCTGTTCAAACGTCAGGTTGCTGATCAAAATTGTCGGTAAAACGCTTTCGTAACGCGCATTTATGATTTCCTGCAGGATGGTTATCTCTGTAGGCGTGCCGAACTGCACACCAACCTCATCGATGATCAGCAGGTCCAGTGAGGCGAAATGAGCGAGAACTTCATCCTCGGTACGCTCTGAATTGTGGCGCCAGGTATTTTTCACAGCGCGGGTCAGTCGCATAACATCCGTAATTTCGACGGTCGCCTGGTGGTGGCGAATAATATTTTTTGCCATTGATACAGCCAGATGATTTTTCCCGGTACCACAATTGCCAATCATGACCATGCTGGTACCCGCAGCAAGACACTTCTCCCATGAACCGGCATAGCGCCGACAAGCCTCAAGATTTCTCTGTGCGTCAGCATTCACCGCCTGATAATTCTCAAACTCGCAGTTCTGGAAGCGGCGGGCAATACCAGCCCTGTCGAGTAATTCATGAACTTTCAGGATGCGTAACGCCTCCTGTACCTGATCCAGCTCATTCGCAATGCAGGTCGGGCAACCAGACACCCGTTTGATGGTTTCCCCACGAACATCTGGCCCTTTCAACACCAGACGTGTGTATTTCCCGTGTTTCTCACACTCAGCAGTATCCTCGCTTGTCAGCCAGTGTTCACAGCGCCACGGACGCTTCCCGACACGGGCAAACTGCATCTCCTCCTCCAGTTCCGCCCTGCGGTTGAGCAATTGCGCTTTGTCGTGTTGTGCGTAGTGTTTCTTTAACTGTTCAAACATTGTTCATCACCTCGAAAAATCACCAGTTGAAGTTCGTTGAACCGTAGTCCTGCTCACTGAATCCCGAGATCGGGAGGCCGGTAGTTCGCCCACCTCCGGGAGCGGCTGGCTGTTGCCAAGATTCCTCGAAGTGACGATCGGGTCCAAAGAACGTCGCAGCCTGCTTCACGAACTGTGTGCCGATATTTCCGGTAGCTCGTACCCAGGCGGCATACCGCTTCACGCCATCAAGCATGGTCTCCGGTTTTATTCCCTCCCTGATACGGGCTTTCCAGGCTTTGAAGGCTGCTGACTTGGAATTGCCACCAGCACGTTTGGGATATTCCTGCCAGGCCTGTTCAAATTCCGGTGAATATTCCTGTCGGGCAGAACGCGCTGGTGCAGACGCGTCAGCGGATGCGCCAATAGTTGATTCATTGACTGGTTCTTTGACTGGTTCAAAAGAGTGACTGGTTCTGGGTGAATCTCCTGCACTACCCCCTAGTGCAACTCCTGCACCACCTGGTGAATTTGTTGCACTAGGTAGTGAATTATTTGCACTACCACCTGGTGAATCTTTTGCACCATCAAGACGAAGAAGATAAATATTGCTCGAGTTGCCTTTTTCACCTTTCCGGGAAACTTTTTTTACCAGTCCCGATTCACAAAGAGCCGTAATATGATTCATCACAGAACGTTTGCTAATCTCGCACTGATCAGCAATATGCTGATAGCTGGGCCAGCACTCGCCCTGATCGCTGGCATTATCAGCCAGCTTAATCAGAACCAGTTTTCGCAATGGATTCCCCACACGAATTTTCATCGCTTTAACCATCAGCTCCATGCTCATAGAGCACCTCCCAGGCGTTTAAACATTTTTCCGGACTGAAACGCCATCAACGGATAGCTAATGGTGTAGTTACGCCCCAGTAATTCACACACAACTTTCTGGCTTTCGGTGCTGACCAGGCAAACCCGCAGAACGTGACCGTTGCTGGTGGCGAACCACTGCCCCACACGGGGGCAACGGTTGTATCGGTGATACAGGGAATTAACGATGTAGCGGATCATGGACGCACCTCCGCCGTAGTTACGTATTTAACCGGGCTACCTTTCATTGAGATGGTTTCACACATCTCTGCCGCTTTCAGTTCTGCCGTTTTTCTGGATTTATAGCGACGGTGCCAGACAGATACATCCGTGCGAACTGATACATCGTTTCTGTATTCAGTTGTGGAAATAATAATTTCGTAACTAATCATGGACGCGCCTCCCACTGATTACGGCGGAAAGCGGTAAGATTCAGGCTGTTCCCTGCCTCATGGAATGCTTCAATGCAGCTCTCGTAGTACCGCATTGTGCGTAGACTTAACCCAAGCTGAAGCATCATCAGGCCATCAAGGGTGATGTAATAACCACGCAGGGAGTCACCATAGATGTGATAAGTACCCGGTATGAAATTGCGGGTAAAAAATTCGCGCGAGCAGTTCAGATACTCGATTTTGTCGACGATGTTCTGGTGCATGCGCTTGAAATGGCAGGCAACATGCAGGGAGAAAATAACGGCCTTGCCGTTGACGACTTCGATTTTCAGGTATGGGGAAGTTGGGACTGTAGCCATGATGGCAGCCTCCGATAACAGTGAATTACCTTCACCACCGGAAACGCCAATTTCGCTGGTGGTGAACTGAACGGGGTTGGCGTAACCGGCGTTATCGGAAACCGGCGCACCTTTCGGTGCCCCCGTCCAGCCCACCATAATTTGGGTGTGCGCAGACGCAGACGATAAAAAAGACGCTGGCGCGTCATATATCGCCGATAACATTTCCAGGACGCCAATCCCGGCACCCGCTTTATAAGGTGCTTGGACAGTGTACCGTCCCGAAATTGCAGAATCAATATTTAGGCTTGAAACATTCATATGCTTACTGGTATTTTTGTTAACGTTCTTGGATTCTTGGGCCTGCTTTATGCAGTTGCCTGTATCAACGTTGAGCGAGCCGGGTCACTACCCGGCTTTTTTTCACCGCTGCCAGCCAATAACCTGAAATAACCCCATTTTCGGGTGATACCAGCGAGTCCCTCGCGGTTCTGCTTCCTCCATAACCCGATAAAAAGCAGCCATAAACGGTTCCACAGCAACAATTGCGCGACGTGATAACAATCCGTCCGGCGTCATGAACTCGTGGGTGTCTGTAGGAATTTGATAAGCGTTCACCAGATTGCGGCATTTATCATCTGACAAACCGGTTTTCGCTTTCAGTTGGCGATATCCGGCATAGCCCTCACGAATGGTGCCCTTTTTGATTTGCTCAACTGTTTCGGCAACGTGGCTGACTTTTTCTTCCACCTGAATGATCCGTTTCTGCTGACGAACAGCTTCAAGAGCCATCGCGGCAACCATTTCGATTTCGCTCATTGGCTTACGGATCTGTTCTTCCAGTTCACGCCAGCGATCTACCAGGCGGGCTGTGAATTCGGGACAAAGCTGTGCGACGACAATGATGCTGTCGCGCTTACCTTGTTCGCCTTCGAAGATGTAAGCACCTACATTTCGTTTTAATCCTAAGTTGTTGATTATTTCGAAATTCGCCATTGGCGCACTTCGAATAATCCCCTTATCCATGAGCCTTTCAATGCTGCGCTTAACATCTTTGTGTTGGCTGCCCACCAACTCTGCGATTTCAAGGCTGGTCATGGATGCTTTGCCGTTAAAAATTGCGGTGTTCACTGCCATCTCCTTACGGATAAATTCTTTTAAGATTCCGCACATTCGTACTTATTGGTGCCGAACCTTCCTTCAGTTATCCTGTTGATCCCTATAAACAAAAGAACCAAAGGAGGTTCGACATGAAAGTTCAGGCCGTTGGTTTATTCTGGTTTCGCGATGCGATTCAGTATCATGAGCTCAAAAATATTTTTACTGATGCTGATGTGCTCTCCGACAGTTACACCGAGTGGAAACACGACGCTGAAAAATTGATTAAGCGTGTCGAAAGAAGCGGGCAACGAGTTATTAAAGTTGAAGCGGATACAGCCGAGTTCATCGCCTGGTGTACAAGCGAAGGCATTGGAATCAATGCCGAAGGTAGAATGCAGTTCGCATCCTTTAAGGCTTACCAACAACTTCTCAGCGAACGCTAATGTGATTGGGGTAATCGAAATGGTTGCCCCATCGTATTTAATAGTTATTTTTTCGCTCATATCACCACCATCACTTCTCATCCTCTGTGTGCGCTAAGCTTGGATGTGGAAAAAGCTCTGGTAGGTCTGGACGAAATTCATACGCCTGGATCTTTCCGTCGACAGCTGCAACCAATAACGGCACAAATTCTGGTGAAATCTTGTTCTTGCAGTTCAACCAATCGCAGACTGTTGACTGGGCCTTTCCGCATCGCTTGGCTAAGGCTTGCTGACTTCCAAGAATCTCAATAGCTTTCTCTATGGCTTTATGTTTCATAATCGCATCTCCTATTGAACGCATAATAACAACAGGAAAAGCGATATTCAACGTTAAACCTAGAACATTTATCGGAAAGCCGATAGACTAGCCAAGATAGAGAGGGGAGGAAAATCGCAATGACATTTTCAGAACGACTTGATTTAGCTATGCGCAACGCAAAATTTACGCAAGGTAGGCTGGCCAAAGAAGTGGGTATGGCTCAGTCCAGTGTCAATCAACTACTTAACAAAGCCAACGGTTCCAGAAAAACAGTCGAAATAGCAAAAGTTTTGGGCGTTAACCCGGAATGGCTCGCATCGGGTGTTGGCCCAATGGAAATCGTGACCTCTGCAGACTCACACCAAATACGTAACATTTCTGAGGATTGGGTTACTGATTCGTATGTCGTGGATGTTTTAGACATCAGATATAGTTGCGGACCTGGTAGTTATAACTCTGATTTTCCTGACATTGTCAGATCTATAGCGATAGAACCAGGATACGCATCAAGAGTTTTTGGCGGCAGACCAGCATCAGCAATCAAAGCAATAAACGCCCACGGCGACAGTATGAAAGGCACAATAGACCCTGAAGACTTGGTATTTGTAGATGTATCAGTTCGCACATTTAATGGTGATGGTATATACGCCTTTACATACTCTGGAACATCGCACATCAAAAGACTTCAAAAAATCAAAGATACTCTAACGGTGATATCTGACAACCCAGCTTACAAGGATTGGGCTATCGAACCGGAAGACTTTGAACAACTTCACATTGACGGAAAAGTAATTGTCAGTTGGCCTATGACACTACACCGTTTTGCATAAGCAAAAATCATTTAACCCGCCCACTCTTAAGTGGGCTTTTTTTTGGAAAAAATCGATAAACCGATTGACAGACACAATCGGTAAACCTATTATTATGGCATAAGTATCGAACTCACCAAAGCAATTATAGAGGATGAGAAAAATGTCATCGTATATGGGGTTACCAACAAATCAGCACGATGCTCTTGAGAATATTCAGCTCTTAGTCGGGGCTGGTGCACTACTGTATAGCAGCAATAACCCTGAGTTAATTGAACTTGCCAGCTCCATCCTGGCTGTAACTCAAAAATATAGCCTCACAGCGTCGCGTTTATGCAAACAAAATTTAGCTATTAATTCCCAGAATCGGATTCGCACCCAACGCGAAGCCTGCGGCTTAACAACCGCCGAACTCGCCAAGCTGCTCGATCTCGATGAAGAAATTATCATCCAGTGGGAGAGCGGAGAGTATGAACCAACTATCAGTATGCTTATCCCACTGGCAAATATTCTTGGCTGCGATCCGATGTGGCTGTTAACTGGTGAGGTTACTCCTCCGGAGCAACCAAAAAGTGAGGAACAGCAACACCATGACGCATCTCAACAAGTTTGCCCCTTATCTCGCGAAGCTCTTCTACGGAAGAACCAATACCAATGGTGACATAATCGCCGCTTCGCCCCTCAAGGTACATGCGAACATTTTTATCAATCATTGCGGAAACAGTCTCAATATGAAAACACTTCTGAGACTCGCTATATAGCAGAACATATAAGTCAGCTGAGGAAGCCATGAAAAAGTTCGAAAACATAACTGTTCTCCATGTTGATAACTTTGATTATACAAACCAGGAACTTCTCCCGGAGGTTGTGAAGGCAATAGATGTTGCCGATATAGTGATTAGAGGAAAGAGAATTGTCAAAAACAGGCTCGCATGCACTTCAGGAGCAATGACAGAAACAACCTCACAACAAGATGATTATGAAGGCATTTGTCTGGAGCCTGATTCATTTGCGGTAAATGTTTATCATTTATTGCATGCAACACAGGTATTACATATTTCCAGTAATCACGAAACGAAAACACTCGGCAGCGAAATTCTGAATTTTGCATGTGAGTATGCAAAAGCTGCTGCCGAAAAAGAATTAGCGCAATAACAATAAATATTCCCTGAATGTTTATTACGGTTTTATCGCCGGGGATTGTTGCAACCTTTATTCGCAGGAGATTATGTCATGACTTTCCTGAAACATAAGGCATCGTATAAAACTGCCTGCCTCATTGCACAACATGGAGATTCTTATCTTCATATAGCCAACCTGTATTTGCGCAAAGCATATGGGAGATAAGTCAATGGAAGAAAAACAACAAAACATAACCCATAAAAAAGCAAGAGTGTTGCTAACCATTGAAAATGGTGAAGTAATTTACTCAAAACATCTGTTGGATAATGAATTCGTTGGCTGCATGGATACATTTCTGTGGATGGCAAAAAGAGCGGGTTACACGATTATTCCACCAGCAAAGGAGCAAACATTATGAATCATTCAGAGTTCCGACCAGAAGTTACGCCACACGGTATAAAAATTGGCAATACAACCATAGATTATGCCGAGGCCGTACAGCGACTTAATGATGGTGAATATGATTATCCAAATTCACGCGGTTTAAGAATTCTTCAGTGCCTTGCTGAAGCGGATGATGCCGGATTGCTGGGAAAATTATCCGTCGATATGAAAGTTGCTCAATGGCGCTGGCTGTATGTTACGACGTTTATAAATGAAGAGGAAGTCAGGAACGGCACCGTTGATATCCCTAACGATAATGGGACTACATATCGTGCAGTTATTTATAAGGGGAAATATGGTTGCATGAGTATATACCCTGAACCAATTCGCATTGCCCTGCAAAACCATGTCGAATGGGGATTCATTGAAAAATATGGCGAAGCTGAAGGCATGGGGCGAGTTCTGTTTCTCTATCAAAAAATGCTCATCGCAGATCCTGATAATGGTTTCATTGTCTCTGCTATGGGCCGCGAAGGGCTTGAACTCCTTCTGGATGAAATGATTCACGATCTGAATACTCATGGTATACCAGAAGCACCAGTGACACATTAAATTACACATGGCAAATCAAAATAAAATTAATGTATTTCAGGTTGAATCAAAACATAAAACACCTGTGATAAAACACGTTCGCCGCCATACACGCATCTATACGCCAGAAGAGTTTATGGCAATGCCAATGATAAAGAAATTTATTCGTGATAATCCCGATCACATTGCTATAGATAAAAATAACGGAGAAATAATGTTATCACGCGAACTTGCCGAAATTTACTGTAACGTGAATAACGGTAAAAAATTGAAAAAGGCAATCCGAAAAAATCAGGAGTAACAAAATGAATAGCATCGAGACACAATGTTCCTCATCTGAAGTTATGAACTATGACCCAAATCTGACGTTATGCGGACGCATGGCAAAACAAACTGTTCGATTAACTTTCGGACTATGGGAATACCGCGAAACATTCGAAGTCACTGTCGGTGGCAACCTGACCGGACTCGATGTTATCAGTTGCGCTATTGAAAGCCTGTACGAAACGCTGCCTTATGAAGAAGTCCGGAATGAGCGCACAGGTGGAACGGATATCATGGCCACCATTAATATTGGCGAACTGACATGCCAGGATGAAGACCTGTCCGGAGAGCTATGGCTTGCCGGAATGCTTATCTCAGCAGAAATTATCAGTATTGAACCCGCTACCAACTTACGGCTCTGAAGTTCTCACAACTCAGGGAACAGGAGAAAAAATGTTCGCTTTGATTAATCAAGGGCAACTGTATACCGACAGTGCCGGTTACCCGGTAAAAATTATTCGCTGCATAAATAACATCGTGTTGTACAGAAGAATGGATGGGCGAACACAGTCGGTAAAAATAAACGATTTTAATGAACTGTTTGAACGGATCGATCACCAGGAATACCGACAAATTCTGGCAGAAACAGAGCAGGAAGCTCATCTGAAAAAATTACGAGCCATGAAAAGGAAGTAAAGAATGAATAAAGCATTTGAACGATGGGTCCACCAGCGTTACGGCAATCGCTATGACCTGACACGAGATGTTGACGGTTTCTACTGTCGTGAAATTGTGAAACGAATGTTTGAAGTGTGGGGCCACTGCCGTGGGCTGGGTGTTGTGTGAGGTAATGCATGGGCAATGTGATTCAACTGGCTCCCAATGAATGGGTTTGTGAAAGCGTTCTAATCGCAATTACCGGGCTCAAACCAGGCACAATTCTTCGGGCCCGGAAAGAATGCTGGATGGTTGGAAGAGAGTATATTCACGTATCACCAGACGGTAATCCAAAGCCTTCCAGTGAATGTATGTATAACAGAAAAGCAATAGATGCCTGGGTCGCTTCAATGAAAAACAAACAACCTGGGTGATTTAATGCCATGAAGTATGTAAGCTCGTATCGCTCTTGGGCGTCTGGAGGTATCAATGGATAAAGTCAAATATCCAACAGGCGTCGAAAACCACGGTGGCACATTACGCATCTGGTTTAATTTTAAAGGTAAACGTGTCAGGGAAAATCTTGGTGTCCCTGACACTGCCAAGAACAGGAAGATCGCCGGAGAGCTGCGGACATCTGTATGTTTTGCTATTCGTACAGGAAACTTTGATTACGCTGCGCAGTTCCCTGACTCTCCTAACCTCAAGGCTTTTGGGGTAAGTAAAAAAGAAATTACGGTGAAGGAACTTGAAGAAAAGTGGCTGGATCTGAAACGAATGGAAATCTCTGCAAATGCATTCAATCGCTATGAATCCGTTGCAAGAACGATGGTTCCGAAAATTGGAGGCAGCAGACTGATGTCATCGGTAACTAAAGAGGAATTGCTGTATATCAGGAAAGATTTGCTGACCGGATATCAGAATTCAACGAAAAACAAAGCAGCAGCAAAAGGACGGAGCGTCGTTACTGTAAATTATTACATGACGACAATCGCTGGAATGTTTCAGTTTGCTGCAGATCACGGTTACTTAGAAGCAAATCCTTTCCAGGGAATTAAGCCTCTTAAAAGAGCCAGGGCAGAGCCAGATCCGCTAACTCGTGACGAATTTATTCGCCTGATAGATGCTTGCCGACATCAGCAGACGAAAAACCTGTGGTCATTGGCTGTGTACACAGGAATGCGTCACGGTGAACTGGTCTCCCTGGCCTGGGAAGATATCGATCTGAAAGCAGGAACTATTACTATCAGGCGCAATTATACGAAACTCGGTGAGTTCACTCTACCTAAAACTGAAGCAAGTACAAACAGGGTTGTGCATCTTATCCAGCCCGCTATCAGTGTCCTGAAAAATCAGGCTGAAATGACAAGACTGGGTAAGCAGCACCACATCAAGGTTCAACTACGTGAATATGGGCGTTCAGTGAATCATGAATGTACTTTCGTATTTAACCCCCAGGTGGTTAGAAAAAGCAAACAGGTCGGTTTTATCTACAAGGTAGATTCTATTGGCGACTCATGGGAAACAGCCATTAAGCGTGCGGGCATCAGGCACCGGAAAGCATACCAGTCACGACACACTTATGCGTGCTGGTCATTATCTGCCGGAGCAAACCCAAGCTTCATTGCCAGCCAGATGGGTCATGCAAGTGCCCAGATGGTGTTCAATGTATACGGAGCATGGATGACTGACAGTAATGCAGAACAGATCGCAATGCTGAATCAGAAGCTGGCAGATTATGTCCCAATGATGTCCCATGGTCACCAAAGTGACACAAGAGACTTATTAAAATCAGTGGGTTAG